ACGATTAACTAAATCAGATATTATTTTTTCTCCGTCAGTTGAACTACAAGCCACATCAACATACTCTCTATAATTATCATTTTCAACTAACCCTGCTGATTCTGCATACCAAGAGTAAGGTCCACCATACCAAATTTGTATCTTCGGATTTTTTTGTTTCAAGTATCTGGCAACATAGTCTGTTGTTACAATGTTAGAAATATAAGTGGTAAATGCCACCACATCATACTCAGCTAACTTATCTATGTATTCGTGCCATAAATCTTTAAAGTGTGGTAAGATTTCATCTTTAAAATTTGCTTCTGAATTCCAAGGTGTATCATTACCCCAATCCCAAAACTTTTCAATGTGTTTTTCTTTGGTGTATAATGATGTTCTGATGTTTAAATCAAATTGTTCAACCTCAACATCTTTATTTTTAATGTGTGATTTTAAACTACCGATTGCAAATGAAGGTGTTTGAACTGACCATTGTGGACATATACATAGTGCTAACTTCATACGAAACAATCTCCTAACATCCAAGTTATCAATGAATATCTTCTACCTTTTGTTATTGGTGTAACTCTATGTGATAAGAACGCTGGAAAGATTGTAATACTACCTTGTGTTCTTGGTGCCGTATAATTATTTTTACCTGATTTATCTGTGATACCGAACTCTAAATCTCCACCCTCATATTTTGTTTCGTCTGATAATTGAACAATTGCAGTTAGTTTTCTTAATGATGTTTCTTGTGAACCACAATCTGTATGCCATTTGTATTTACCACCATTTTCATATCGTAGTATTTTTACCTTTTCCATTTCTTGTATGTTGTATTTCCAAATAGATAAGTTAGATAATTCAAATACCATTTTTAATTTGTTGTTAAGTTTCTCGTTATTAATTGTAACTTCTTTGTTATCACGAACTTCTTTGTTCAATATATTTTCATCATAATTACCAGCGAGTTCTGATTCAGTTGGTTTACCTGTTTCCAAATATCTCATTAGTTTCTGGCATTGACTCAATGATAGAAAGTCCTCTTTATGAACTACAAATTTAAATGTATCATTTTGTATCATACGAAAGTATCCCCTACTGCCCAAGCAACACAAGAGTATCTTTCACCTTTTGTTATCTCGGTAATTTGATGTCCTGCAAATGCCGGGTGAATAATTAATCTACCTGGTTTTTGTTCTATGGTTTTTCCGTCAAACAATTTAAACTCTCCACCCTCATAGTCATCATTTAATGATACGATACAAGTTAATTTTAATGAACTGAATTGGTCAATTGGATAAAAGTCTGAGTGTGGATTATACCAATCCCCTACATCATATCTATGACATTGTATTCTATTTCTATAAATACCTTTGATGTCATATTTGTAGTGTATTTGATTTGCTACTGATATTACTTCCCAAAATTTATCTAAATATTTTTGTTCATTGTTTTTATTAATGTTTAATAAACAAATACTATCTTCTTTTTGATAATATTTAGTTTTCTTTCTTTCAGAATTTTTGTTTACTTTGTCAATGATATAGTCGCACTCTTCTTTTGAAAAGAAATCATCTTTTGTTATTACCCATTTGAAATTATTATTTAATTTCAAAGATTCCATATCTATTGGTTTATACATTTTTATCCTATTTGAAGTGGTCTCCGATAAATAACTCTTGAATTACATATCGTTTACCTTTACTAACTGGCACCACATTATGACATAGAAATGCCGGAAATAATGTTAATGAACCTTTTAATTTGTTCATTGAATACCACTCTTTTGTATCTTTATCTTGGATACCAAATTGAACATCTCCACCCTCATATTCACTCGGGTCTGTTAATTGAACAATTCCTACTAATTTTCTTACTGAACAAGTTCCTGCATTAAAGTCTGTATGCCAACCATAAAATCCACCCTTTTGATATTCTATTAACTTTAATTCATTATCACACCCATCAATATCAAAATGAAATACACTATCATTGACAATGTTTGCCATTTGAAACATTTTATCTTGTAACCATTTCCAATCTTTATTTGGTTTCGTTGGTCTGAATTGATTCTCTTCTTGTTCACATAAATACCACTCGTTAGTTTTTCTAATCTCTGGTATGACCGCATTTTTACCTTGCTCATCACCAACACAACCAATCACATCTTGTTCTGATTCCATAATGTCTTTTAACAATTCATCACATTTTTCTTGTGATAAAAAGTTTGGAATTTGAATTAAATATTTAAAGTCGTTATTCTGTTTCTGACTCATCTGATACTAAAACCCTATTCGCAAAATAGTTCTTGCCGTTATTTGTGTTATCTATATTATATGTGATTTCGTGTAGGTCAAGTTTTTCAACATTAACCACATTTATTTTGTTTAATTCATCATTTAAAACTTCATCACCAATCTCTAATGGTGCTTTATAATCTCCACCGACATAAAATGGGTGGTCGTCTGTTGCTTTGATTTCTGTGTTATCACTAAATTTATATTTAACTAAATTGTCGTGTCTAATTTTTGTAATCTCTCCCACGACTGAATTTTGTAATTTACCAGTTTCCTCATTATAAGTTTTGATTTCTGTTCCTGGTTTAATCTTTTGTATGTTTTCATAAGTTCCGTCTGATAAAGTAATCATTGTATCTCCTGTGAAACATTTACCTGGTGGAATATTATGAACTAAAATGTCTGATGTAAAGTATGTATCAATATCCTCTACATCTAATGAGTAAAATGTTTCTTCTTGTGCTACTTCCGTTTTAGATGTTACTTCAACTTCATTTGCGTCTTTGTCCAAAAAGTAGTCTCCAACATCTATATTTTCTGGTGTTTCCCAAGTCCAAGTATCGCCTTGTTTCGTAAAAAATCTACCACCTTTCATCATAGCTTGTTTCATAACTGGAACTTTAATACTACCATTAATTAAATAATAACCATAAAAGTCCTCACTAAAAGTTCTAACCACAACTGAACCAGATGCGACTGAACCACTTAAATTTGTTGAACTATAATCATACCAATCTTCAAAGAAAAATTCATCTGGCATTCCGGCAGGTTTGTATGACTTTACGACATCTCCGACTTCAATATCTTGAACTTGTTTTGTTGAATTATCATACATACGAATTGAACTACCACTTGGTGATGAATATACACCAAGAGCGTTTTGAATGTGATATCTATCACCACTTAAAATAAATTTTGGTGCGTATGAAAAAGTAAATCTATCTTTATCTTTTAATAATATTTGTCTGTCTGGTGTTAATAAATAATCTTGTTTTGTTGTTTTAAAGTATCCTTGATTATTCAATGTGCTACCACTTGGAACAATATAAGTTTCAATCAATGAACCACTATTTACTGAATTTTGATAAGTTGGATTTGATGAATTATATTTGTGAAACAATATTGTATTGTCAAGAGCTGTTCCGTCTTTGCTCGCATCTTTAACTACAAAATCTGGATGATATGCATTTGTATCAGAGAAAGAACTTGTGTTAAGTGTAGGAATTAAACTTGCACTTTCAGGTGATGATGTTAAAATAGTTCTAAAAGTGTTTTTGTTAAATGAACCACTAACAATCTCTAATAGATTATCATCACTATACCACGGTGTTTGCATAAACAAATGGAAACTTCCTGTGTATTGATTTTGTCCTCTTTGTGTGAAATAAGTGTGTGATGTGTTGTTATTATATTCGAAATTTACTGAAATTCCGTGTCTTGCAAAACTTGAACTAATTATTGGTTGTTGAAAATCTGAAGGATTATACTTTACACTATCATTTTGCCCATAAACATATGCGGTCGTGCAACCTTTTTCATTTGCATAATCTGCAATCAGATTAAATGATGCTGTTTGTTCGTTGTAAGAACCATAAATACCACAAGCAGTGTTCATCTCGTTGAAATATATGTTATCTGTGGTTTCCTCTTTGATGTAATCAACACCTGACATAATACCAATATTGGTATTTGTTGGCCAACCACCTGCACTTCCTGTGATATAATTTAATAAACTTGTTATTTTTGTTTGTATTGACATAATTTTTTCCTACTAATAAATATCAAATTTCTGTTAATTCTGTGAAAATATCCTCTTTCATAACTGATAGAGCTGGTTTATTCCAATCTTCTAATTTAATTGATGCGTAATTGTATCCTTGTTGTTTGATTTCATTACACCTTAACCATACTAAATCACTTCCTAATCCTTTATTTCTATACTCTGGCATTATATAACGATTACATAAATAAGGATACTTTCTATTCCAATCTATAAATGCCCAACCACACTCAGTCAAATAAAATGTCCAATTATCTTTCAATCTACTTCGTAAGTCTTTTAAATTCCACTCTTGCCAATCTTTACCAAATGAATCTTTAAAGTTATCCAACTCTTCTGATACTACTTCAATCTGTTCTGAATGAATATCATTATAGTTTGTAAACTCTTGATACGCTGGAACTTCTCGTGGTTCGTAATTACTTAAATCTATTTTGTAATACATCTTTTATTTTCTCTGCATATTGTCTGTGTGATTTTGGACCAGGATGTAGTTTATCATTTGTATAATCAATTCTTTCAAAGAACACATCAAACTTTTCTTTTGGTAAGTCCATATCCCAAGTTCCCCATATGATTTTATCTTTACCAAGAAGTCTATTAACTAATTCATAATTGTGTAAAAAATTATAATAATTATTATACTCATTTATATCGGTTTGTTCTTTTACCTGCCACGCTCTTAATACCACTCCGTCGTTATCAAACCAAGTTCTTCTAAAATAGTGTGGAACCGTGATGATAAATATTTGTCGTCTTGATTCTGGTATGTAAACTTCTGATAATGTCTTGACTGCGAAATCTAAACCTGTTCCACCTGCTCCGTAATTATGAACTGCTGTGTTTTCATCTCCGAGTAAATGAGTAAAGGTTTGTTGTTGTTGAATATCCCAACCATAAGTCCAACTACAACCAAAAGTATAGATTTGTTTTCTAACATTTTCATCATTGTAGATTGGGTCGTGTTGTCTTCCACCCTCAAATTTACCCATATTGTTTTGGTATATATTTAGAGCTTGTGTTTTTCCGTTTGGATACTCACGATAGTTTTCATAATAAAACTTTTCAACTTTCTTCTTCATACCAACCACTTTTTCTCATTATATCTTTGATTTTTTCCGCATACTTTTTGTGTGATTCTGGACCTGGATGTCTTCCAGCGTAGTCGTGTAAATCAAAGAATACATCAATCATATGCTCTGGAACTTCACTATCCCAAGTTCCCCATATTATTTTATCTCTACCGATTAAACGATTTAGAATTTCGTAGTGATGTAGAAAATATAAGTAGTGATTATATTCATTTACCTCAGCTGCTGTTGGTTTATCCCAACATCTACGAGCGCAACCACTATCCTCAAAATGCATTCTTCTAAAACTATGTGGTATCGTTATAACATAAACGAAGTTTTGATTTTCTTTGTGATTAAACTCTTGATAAACTTCTGTTATCTTTTTAACTGCATAATCCAAACCAGTTTTACCCGCACCATAATTATATACTGATGTAAACCAGTTTTACCCGCACCATAATTATATACTGATGTGTTTTCGTCTCCAAGTAAGTGAACAAATGTTTCTTCTTGCTTTACGTCCCACCCATATGTCCAACTATCTCCGAAACAATGTATTTGTAATGGAGCGTCTTTACCATTATACTTTGGGTCCTCAATTCTACTTCCGTCTAAATAGTAGTCTGACTTTAAATTAAATGCTATTGGTCTTGTATACTTTGATGCTTCTTGAAATCTATAATCACTTTCGGTTCCATTTACATTATGATTTACAATTCTCATCTCATCTTTGTAATATAATTCTACATATTTTATTACATCATCAGAATATAATGTGTCTGCTTCCGTGATACCACTTTGTTTACTTGAAGGTGGTTTCCAACCTAACTTTTCTAATACTCCCACTATTGCTCTCCAATTTGGTCCATCATATTCTTTGGAATTGCTCCACAATTACCACAACTGAAAACTTGAATTGGAACAATAGCTTCTTTACCTGTTGGTGATACCAAAGCTGATACTTTCTTTAAGAAAAATGCCTGTATAAAAGATGCGTTTCCACACTCATCACAAACAATAGTATCTGTTTTTGATATATCTATTTGAAGACCTGGTTGTTCTCTTTCTAATTGACTCATTTTATTGTCCCTATGATTTCTACAAACATAGCCATAACATTGATTTCTTTATCCACTACGACTGCGTCTGATTGTTGATATTTTGACAAGATTAAAATACACTCAGCGATATTACCAGTTGCCCAATCATCTATCGTATCAAACATTAACTTATACAAATCACTAAAGTCTGTAACTTTTGAGTCTGCTAATAATTGTCTAATACTCTGAAATGATGATTTTTTATCTTGTGTCTTTAATATTTCTAAAACTTGTAGTTTGTAATCATTCTGTGTGATTGTATTTTCATCAATCACTAACTTTCCATTAACTACCTGTCTTTGAGCACCATTGATTACTCGTCTGATATCTGGATAACCACCATTCACTATGGTTGCTATATCTTTAACATCATACTGAACATTTTCATTGTTCAATATATTTGCCAGATGTTGTGCGACTTGTTTTCTGTCTGGTGGTATAATCTGAAATGATTGACAACGACTTTGTATCGGGTCAATTATTCTTTCCACATAATTACAAGTTAATACAAAACGACAATTCTTAGAGAAAGTTTCCATAAGATTACGAAGTGCTGCTTGAGCGTTTGGTGTAATGTAATCACACTCGTCCAAGATAATCACTTTCATATCCTTGAAACCTAATGTTGATGCGAAGTTCTTGACTTTCTCACGAACTACATCTACTGAATTCTCATCTGATGCGTTTATATAAAGGTAATCACAATCAATGTTATTAATTAATAGTTTAGCAAGAGTAGTTTTACCTGTTCCTGCTCTACCGAATAACAATAGATGTGGTATATCTCCTGATTCTAAATATACCGACACCTTTGATTTTAAATGGTCATTACCGATATAATTCTCTAACTCGCTAGGGCGATATTTCTCCACCCATAAACTATGTTTTAGAGTTTCCATTAGTTAACTGCTTGTGTTGATACCAAGAAGTATTCTGAATCATAATTATCGATTGAGAATTTAATTCTTGATAACCCTTGTGAACTAACTTCTAATGTTGCACTTTCACAATCTTTATTTGCATTTAAGATTGATGCGAACATATTTGCATTGAAACTGATTGGTTCAATGTCTGCTGACTTTGTGGTTTCTACTGGAATAGTTACACGATTAGATGCGATTGAAGCATAACCGATAACTATTTTAGTTTTTCCACCCTCAGTCAAAATAGTAAATGTTTCAGCTTCTGCTAAAGCACTCTTACCACTTGTAAATGTATTGATGAAATATGGGTCTACCTTAATACCTAACTCAAATGAATCTGGAAGATTCTTAAGCGCTGGTGGTGTCGGTATAACCGATAAGTCACTCAACATATATTTTGACTTTGTTTTTCTTTTTGTGTCTTCGAACTCCATTGAAATAAACTTATCACCAGATTGTGATAGATTTATATCGATATCATCTCCTAATACTGATAGTAAACTTGATAGTTGACCTGTATTATACACACCTAATTCGCAAGGTGATAGATGACTAAACTTACTTAGAACCACTTTACCAACTACTGACTTATCGCCTGAGATAAATCTTGTTGATAGTGAGTCTCCGTTTGAAGTCCATTTTGTTGATTTAATTTCTCCACCCAAAGTATACTTTGTGATGAAGTTTGTTAACTGATTTTTGTTCATAACCATTTTCTCCTATTTTTCAATTATAAATATCATTTGTTAATTCTAAAACTTAAATTATTTTTTAAAAAAACCTATTCATAGATGTTGTCTTGTCTTCTACTCCACCCCATTTTAGAGCTTTATAAAACATACCAACCTTTTTACTCATAGCTTGTTCAAACATTTTCTTGTGGTCTATATAGTTTCTAATCATTTCTAATACTTGTGGTGGGTCCTCATAACCCTTATAAGCTATGGTATCAAATCCAAACTCATTTTCTTTCAGATATACCCACTTGATTTTATTTCCATTGGTAATCTTACCATACTTTTTACCCTCATACCAATAGTCAATCAAAGAATTATAATTGATTGCTGATTTAACGTGAACTGGTGTTCCCTTTTTGTATTGAGAGAACGCACTCTCTGAATCTTTTACTTCATACTTTCCAATACCCTTTACTCCGATAGGATTTGCCATAACTTCATAAGATAGATTGTGCATATTTCTTTTGAATATTGATATTCTCTCATCTATTTTTTCCTTTGGAACATCTGCTAAGATATCATCTAATACTTTTTGTAGTAAATCTTTCATAGCAACTGCGAAATTACTTCTAATGGTATCCAATCCCTTAACGTGAGTCTTGTTTACTTTTCTACCAGCGTCATTGATGATTCGTAATCCGTATCGTTTCTTCGTAATGAATAAACCTGTCTTGGCAACCACCTCTTGTTTAATATCAAACACGTGGTCATCTACATTACAAAACTTCTTAGCAAAGTAATTATAACTTTCATTTAAATAATCTTGAACCTCAGAACATATTTCCATAATTCTTTGTGTCATCATAGTTTCGGTTAGTTCTTGATTGGGAAATCTTTTCTTAACCAATGGAACTGCCGATGCGAAAATAGAGTCTGTATCAATGTAAATAACATAATCCTCATTGGTTCCTAATTCTTTATTGTAGAAATGATTAGTAATCTTTTTACTAAACTTAATTAATTGTTGACCTGTTGTGGTGGTAGCTTCTGCATTATCCAAATCATAAAACCTAAATACTGGTAATCCCAATACACCATACAACGAATTCAATACAATCTTTTGAATGTGTTGTCTTCTATCAAAGTATTGTTCTCTTTCCGTGTCCCCTTGTTCATTAAACTTCTTCACAAGTTTTCTCATCTCTACTCGTTCGTTGAACCATTTCTCTAACAATGCCGGAATCAAACCTTGTTTGTCTGTTCTGTAAATAATACCATTAGAACTGATAGATACACTTGCCTCATCAAAATATTTTTGTAGTTCTTGTTTGGTCATCTTACCCATTTCTTTGTTATTTTTGTTTAACATTGTGTAAGTTTTTTCTTTCGACTTATTGATAAACTCTTCTTCGTTCCAACCCGTTACTTTACCGATTTTAGTTTCTGGTGATACATTTAGTGAACGAATTACACTCGGATACATACTTGTGATATCCAAGTCATACACCCATTTATGCTTTCCTGCTTGTGGTTCTTGAACATACGCACCTGTAAACTTATCATCAGAAAATTTCCTGGGTCTTGGTGGTTTGTTAGGTGCAACTACTCCAATCTTTTTCAGATATACCAATATAGCTCCCTCTAACCATCTTGATGACATATTAATATCTTCATAAGGGACGTGTCCAAGGTGAGCAATACCTCTGGCAATTTCAATAAAATCTAATTTCTTATCCAACTCTACTAATATTCTTACATCTCGGATATTGTAATCTATAAATGTCTGTAAGTCATTGTCGTATAAATCATTAAGTGTTCCCTCATAGGAAACCTTTTTCATTCCAACTTCTACTTCACCAATGTAATCTAATCGATAACTTGATTGTTGAGTAAATGTAAATTGTCTATATAATTGTAAATAATCTAATGATGAAACACCAGCGATTGTGTGTTTCTTTTTGTAATCTGAATAAATAACTTGTGAGATTGGTGATAGTAGATTTGCTAATTCAGGACCCAATACTCTAACTGCTCTATTATATAAATAAGGGATATCAAAGAACTCTGAATTCCAACCACTTAATATTGTTGGTCTGATTTCTAAATACTTTTGAAAGAACTTATTCAACATCTCGTATTCAGTTTCATAAAACTCTACAACCTCATCACCTTTGGTATAATCTTCAATTCTTTTGTGTGGGTCAAAGCAATAGGTAAAATATGTTTCTGTTGTGCAATCGTATAGTGCTATTGATGTGATTGGGTTTTGTGCTTTCTGAACATCTGGAAATCCCTCAGTTACCTCTACCTCGATATCAAAGAACATAGTTCTATGTCCCGTTGATGCTTCGTCTGAATCTCCGTATTGGTCGACCAAGAATCTGGTCATTGGTGGAATATCACTTTCGTGTAATGTTGGGTCGTCTTTATCGTATTGAGTAACTTTCTTTAATCTATCACCATACAACGAAACGTGTTGTCCATTTCTATCTTTAACATAAGCGTATTTTCTGAATGGTATTTCGAGATGACCCTTTAGGTCGTCCCATAAGTGCATTTTCATTTTTCGTATGTCAAAGAATATGTTCTGATACAAATATAACTCCTTTTGGTTGTAAGGTTCTGTTAATAAATATAATAATAAATCTTGTAAATGTCAAGTATTTTTTGTGGGGGTGAAATTAATCACCCCCATAGAATTAGAAGTTAATAGTTAATCCAATGTTTGCATATCTTGGTGTTCCTAAGAATACCTCTGCGTTATGTGGTAAGTGTTCTTTCGAACCATACCCATTGTATCTACTATTATCAACTGCGTCTTGAACAAATACCTCATCAAGAACATTAAAGATATGTCCGTTTAGAGTCATATCAAGTCCTTTAACTTTTGGTAATTTGTAAGACATATGTAAGTCAAGTTTTGAGTAACCTGGGGCTTCCCAAACTTGAGCTCTGTCTGCGTCATCATTCGTTCCGTCAAATTCACGAGCGTCTGGTGACCAGTCTGA